TGGAACAACAACCAAGTTAAATAATGCGTTCACATTTTTAACAAACTCAACTTGTCTAAACTCATCGGGTGCTCCAATAGGGGGAAACTCTTTTGAGTAGTCAAAATCACCGATGATAATCTTTGGAGCTTGGTATATCTCAGCCGTTAGTTGGGTTACCACAAATGTTCCAATACCTGCGTTATACAAGTCAATCGCATAAGAGTATGTGTCCGAACCATACCAAGTAATATCAAAGCCGTAGTTACCTCCACCACCTGGCGGTATGGTAAAGAATACTGATGTGTATTTTGTATCACCCGATGTCCCGTTTATACCCCCTTGTTGTATCTCGTGTAGGAACAACCTAAATGTCGTTGAGAGGTCAATAGTATCGGGTGTCAGTTCTGAGTTATACCCCTCTAAGGTAACCCTCATTTTATAGACACCACTTGTTGGCAACTTAAAGACATAATTTGAGTATGAACCAGCACCAGTATTATCTTCTTGTGCGGGGTTCAACTGATATCTCTGAACCGAACCAGTATATCCACTACCATCTATTTCAGTCCAAGTAAAACCCGTATTATTTACTGGATTACCCGTTTGTGTTAGGTTGTATATCATATCCTCACCTTGTAGGAAATACAGACCATCGGGGTTGAACGCTAATGGTTGATAATACCTACCAAAGTAGGCAGTTTCCATAAAGTTTGATTCAACATTATACCCCGCATCTTGGAATATTCTGTAATACAATTCTTTTAACTGAACTGACGGCTTAAAGTAATAATACTTAACGGGTGTTCCGATGTAATCAAAGAAACCTGGTGTTAAACCATCTCTAAAATCCAATACTGGTGTAGCATCGGTATTTAAGCTCTTATCCTCGTTATACTCATAACCATAGTTAAACAAAGCCCAATATGTTTTACCATTTTGATATGGTTCAGTTGTTCCCGTTACGGGACAAATATCGGGGTCTTTTAACGAATCCAAAATGATTGTTGATGAGTTGAACGGGTGGTCTAAATCTGATAAGTCCAAGTCCCTCATAAATCTATCACCGATGTTTGCCAATAGGTTACCAAACTCAGAATAAAATGTTAAATCATAAGTTACCCTTCTGTTTTCAACAACCACATTATTAAGACGGATATAACCCTCCATCAAAATATAACCATCATAAATAAGTTGAGCGTCCAATTTCCTTGCTACATCATAATCGGTATATGTTGCGTTTATGTTGTAGTAATGTTGAAAAATATTGTTGTTATTTTTAGAACCTGGAACTTGGAATTGTTGTGAGAAAGTTGAGTTTCTTTTGGTGATATCTTGTATCTCAGCAAAGGACATATTGAGTTTGATATCGTCCTCATCAAACAAGTCAATAAAGTAGGTCGTGCCCGATATAATGGTTTGTATTCCTAACATAATTTACAGAGGTGAGTTTAATTGTTCTATGGTGTTATACTCAAAGGTGATATCGTATTGGAATAACTTGTTAAATCTTGACTTGTATTCCTCAACAGAGTTTGATGTGATGAATACTGGTATTAGGTATGGATAAACATATTCCTCACCAGCCGCATTTGTCTTAATCTCCATACCATCTATTACCCAAACATAAGGGGACATAAATAGGTCTGTATAAATTGGAACATCATTTTCATCAACAAACATAGATTGAGCCTCACCACGAGTGATTAGGTCTTGGTTATAGACGATATTTCTTTGTTGGTAATCTTGCCACACATAACGAGTGGAGTTTCTAATACCACTTTGAGCGAATATATCTTTCTTGGTAGATTTTGTTAAGATGTTTTTCTGACTAAATGTCAGTGTATCAACAACACCATTTCTGTTTACAAACGCAAAGTGAATAGGGTCTTGTAAACACTCATCACCATATAACTCATACACCAATATCTCTGATGTTCCGTTTGTGGTATAGTTTGTTGATGTCCCACTCTTTGCTGTGTAGAACCCTACCTTATTTACATTTTCCAATTCATTAGTTCCCCATATCCATTTTGTGAAATATGTGATTTTATCATCTGGATTTGTATAAGCGAGGGGTGATGTCGTCCCCGTGTATGAAAGTGCGTGAGAGGTCTTGTAATTGAGTGTAGAACCCGTTTGTTGTAACTCAACAAGGTTAGATACTTGGTTTTGGAATTGACCCAAGTTTCCGTTCATAAACGAAACAACAATAGGACAATTTCTGTGGTGTTGTCTGTGCTTGAACGACATAGATTTCTTTGAGTTGGAAATGGTAATACCACTTGTCTCAAATACCTTTTTACTTGTCCCTCTTTGTGTTAGGAAATTACTTGATATATCATACTCATCAACAACTGGTGACATTACCAAATTAGTCAACTCAAATCTATCAACCAAATAGTTTTTATAGTTGTTGTTGATTTGACCTAATGATGTCTCACCTCCCATTTGTCTATTCCTACCATCTAATGTGCCAGGCCATACATTTATCGGGTTAGGGGATTGTCCTATGGAGACACTTGAAATACAATATGTTCCAACATAGTTCCAACCACTCGTTTCACAAGTCCCGCAATTCCAACTAAAATAAAATCCACAACCACTACTATTTTCCCAAACATAAAACAAGTCATTATTTGATGGTTGTGTTGCTGCGACATAGTTACCCGTAGATGCTGTTGATGTTCCACTGGCAACATAAGAACCTGCCGAGGTAGTGTGTAAATAAGTGTATCCACTTGTAATACCCGTAACTGACGGACTTACTAATGAGTTATATGTCCCCGCAGTAAAGTTTACTCTATTCGGTGTTCCACCATAACCAGCAGCCGCAATATCAAGGTATTCAACCATACCATTTTGAGGAACAAAATAACTTGATGAGATATTAAGGGTGGTTGTTCCACCACTTGTGTATTGTTCTCCCAATACCAGTCTGTATGAACCGAACGATTGTATGTTCTCGTATGGTTGTGTTTCATTATAGGAATTGGATTGAGTGAAGCCACTTACCAAAGGGATTGTCCCCGTCTGTAAATCCAAAGTAACCCAATTGTCAGATGATATTTGGTAATAGTTATTGGCTTCACTCCTAATATTTGGACTGAAATAGTTTATCAAAATATTTCTCACATCAAATATACCAACACCATATGAATTAGGGGCAATCTTTAATCTGGCTACTTTATCGGCATATGTCTCAAAAGGATTAGTGTAGATATCCACGATATAACGGAAATCTGTATAACCCGTGTTAGTTGATATAATACTCCAAGTATGGTCGGAGTTTGTTGGATTTAATTGTAACGGGGATTGAATTATTGAAATCATTTTTACTGGTTAGATGCTATTTGTTGTGAGAACTCAATACCTTCCTCAAATGTGTTCTCTAAGAAGGTCTCAATACTGAGTCCAATATTGTTATAGAGTTCGTCCTCTAATTGTTGTGATAATGCCTGAACGGCTAAGTCGTAGAAATATGTTGGTTGAATACCGAACTTATAGATATTCCTTGAAATACCAAAGGCAGCACTTTTGGCTTCTTGTTCGTCCAACCCCAATCTTTTCATCGCCCATAACTGAAGGGGTTTAATTGGTGCGTAGGTTCCTGGTTGTCTTCCATCATTTACCCACCTCCAATAGTCGTTCATCAAAATAACCAACTCGTTATTGTTAGGGTCGTATTGTGATTCTATGGAATCAACCAAAGATTGTGGGTATCCATAATGAACCCCTGCCACTTTGTCAGATACACCAGCAGGACGATAACTATTACCCCTATAAGGGTATATTTTCATCCTCAGTTGTTCTCTTAATTTGTTGGCGAATAACTCACCATACAATTCCATAAAACCTTCTAAACCCTCTTCCATTAGTCAAAGTCCTTATATGGAGCAATACAACGATTTAATGGTGAATCCACCACGATTTGTAATTGTAGGTTCCAACCCACCAATAAGTCCTCATACATTTCTGAGAAGGGGATTATTTGGGTCGGAAGGTTTATGTAATAACGAGATACAAAGTTCCCTTGTTGTGCGTTTACTGAATACTTGAACTGAGCCAAGACATCCTCGGCAATCTGTAATGTATCACTCCATAAATCAACCTCAATATCGTAGTTCTTTGTGTTCTCAATATCACAGATAATCACATTAAAATTATATGTAATAAGTGCTTCCTCTCTTTGAGCTGCTTGTGGAACAAGATAAATAAGGGGATAAATCGGTGAGTTATCATCATCGTTATCTTCCTCTAATCTCTGTTGAGTTAGAAATAAAAGTTGTCTAATATCACCCACCCCAAATGAGTTGAGTTGTTTGTGTTTTCGTTGTAGTAACTTAAAGTCCTCAACGATGTTCTTAAAATTGTAATAGTTATTTGCCATTTTGTTTTAACATTTTATTATACTGGCGGTCTCTCTCCTTGTTTAGTTCTTTGATATAAGTTAAATAGTTTAACACATAGTATATCGGCATCTTTGGTATCTCATTTAATTTTGTAATGTCCTCTGACGCCAAAAAAACAAGTGTTCCATACCATCCCCAATGCTTCGCAAAAGTTTCTGGTGAATCAAACTTATCGTCCTCATAAACCTCCTCAAATAAGAGTGGGTATGAGCGTGTAATGTGGTTTCTAAAGTCCAAAAAAAAAGTAGCGCTCCTTGTAAATACTTTAAGTCAAGGTTCTTAAACAACTCTGCTCGTTGTAAAACCTCACCACTATTATATTTTACTAACTTACCATTTTCATCAACCTCTCTGTATAACATCGCCATAAATAAGTTCATATTTGCCTTACGATATAACTCATCTTTGTTTAAGAAATCGTCAATATCTATGAACTCACCAAAGGTTAAATTGTTAAGGTCAATAAACTTGTATTTCACACCATACATCTCAAACTCCTTGTAGAACCTTTCGTCAATATCCAATAGATGTGTTGATAAAAATTGTGAGGCTTCCATAATACTCAACCAATCTGCGTTTCTAACATCTCTTTCCTTCATACCAGTTGCCAAAGAAATAAGGGACACCCTAAAATCTTTATCCTCTTCTATGTCTTTTAGGAGTTGTAATTTATTCCACATCTGTATTGTAGGTTTTTTAACCTCATACTCTTTGGAGTTATACTCAATAAATAATTTTTTTTCCATATATCTAAAAATATAATTTGTTTATTTTACTCACTTGAAATAGTATGACCCCTTTGTCTTTTTAGTCCTTAGTGAGTGAAGGGATAATGCTAATGAAATGATGGTATCATCGTGTCCCCCTTGAATTGCTCTATAAGACACTCTACGGGTTCGGGGTGAGTATTCGTATGAGAATTGTTTTAACTCGTTGTAGAGGGACGGAAATAAGGTCTCTGATGGTAGTTTCATATCACCCTTGTTTAACTCATAAATCAAATCCTCAATTATCTCTTGTTTTGACGATTGTGTTGTAACAAATGGAAATGTGTTTTTGTATTGTTTCTGTATCTGTTCGTAAAGAACATCACCCATAGAGTTTGTTTCTATGTATGCCGATGCGTCGTATTGACGAAGGTATTTTACCATCTCACGAATTATCTCGTCCCAAGGCTTATGTCGGTCTCTGTAAATGAATACAACCTCACCATCATCGTCTATTATCGTTAGAACAGAATAATCTTCTTGTCTTCCAAAATCTATTCCTCCGTAATATCGTTTATTTGGTGTTTTTTGTTGGAAATTATTTAACACACAATATCTGTCAATATCGGTGAATACCTCACCACCCGAATCTACGAACTCACCCATAATCTCTTGACGGAATATGTCCTCTGGTAAAGATTTCTTTGCCTCGTCTAACTCCTCTTTTGAGATGTAGGGATTATCATAACTGCTTGCTTGGAGTGTTATGTATTGTTGTTGGTCGGGGTCTATGCCCCTTAAATGTAAAGAATAGAAATAATTCTTTCCCTTCGGTGTTGATAAAAACAATACCTTTTTGCCTTTCGTTAGGATTGTCGGTTTTAGTATCTCGTTCCATATATTATCTTGTATAAAGGCAGCCTCATCAACGATTAGGTGGGTTAGTGTATAACCACGAAGGGAATCACCCCTTTCTGCCGAGCGGAACAATATCTTTGTTCCATTTATCAAAGTCATTTCATAGTTGGACTTATTTGAGGACACAAGTATCGGTGTTCCGTCCATTGCCTTTTCTATATCTTGAAATACTTTTCTGGCTTGGGAGTAAATCGGTGAGACAAACATTATTACAGCGTTGTTATTCTCTAACCCCCATTTAAGTAGTAGGTTCTCGGCAACAAGAGTTTTACCTACTTGTCTCCCACAACATAAGGTGATGTATTTAATACCATCAGTTTCAATATGGTCTATCCACTCCTTTTGTTTTGTATAGGGTGTAAATCCTTCTACCTCTACAATCATAATTTTTCTAATATATTATCAAACCATTTATCCAAATCATAGTATCTACTATTTGTTCCTTTATCACCATATTCTTTACCGGCCGGTTTACCAGTTGATTTATCCCATATACCACCACTTTTACTACCTTCACCCTTATAATCACCAGCCTTACTAATACTACCATCGTTCAACATATCATCACAGACAAGTAGGTTAGGGGTGAAACGACCTTTTGGTGCTTTTGGTAATAATTCTCTAATAATATTTTTAACTTCATTTCCTACATTTGTTGAACTATCAATTCTATTTCCAGCATAAAGGTTTTTCCACTCTTCATCTGTATATCCATCTTTTTCATCAACAAATGGAATACGACAATCATCCAACCACATTATACCTTTGGAGTATCTCATAAGTCCAACTTTGTTTGATTGTCTTTTTCCATCTTAAAGAACTTGACTAATGTTTCACGGGAAACAGATAATCTTTCCTTACATATATCAAAGTATTCTTTTTCCCTTTCAATACCGACAAAATGTCTGTTGATAAGTTTTGACGCAATACCAGTTGTTCCACTACCCAAGAACGGGTCTAATACCCAATCACCTTCCCTTGTGAATAAGGTGATGATGTAGGACATCAGTTTAACTGGTTTAGTCGTGGGGTGTATATTCTTTGATGTTGTAGGTCTGTTCTTTTGTGGAACATTAAACTTTTCTTGTCCTTCGTCCCTCTGTGGTTTTTTCTTTTCCTCACCAGTCAATCCAAAATCCTTTTCCTTCTTTGCTGGTTTTGGAACTTGAATAAATGGATAAGTCATTTTGATATTGTCGGGTAATGCCTCAAAGTTTAAGACATTATCTATGTAACTCTTTTGTCCGTGTGGTTTCATACCGATAATGATATGTTCCACAGCAGGTTTTGGTTGAAATCCTAATTTACTACCTTCATATTTCTTTGCGAGGTCTGTTGAAGCAGTTGTTTCATAATGAATACCAGCGGTTGTTTGTTCTTCACTTTGATACGCTCTACTTGTTGAACCACTCTTTTTTTCACCAACAACCTCTCGTTCAGCACCCAATCTTTTATCTATCATCTTACTTGTGTCTGACGCTTTTGGAAATCCACTATGATAAGTCCACATAATAGGACTGAACGACATATCAAACCCTGCGTCCTCTAAATCCTTAATCATACGATACAATACATCACTACGGGGACTACTCATCACCGCAATAAATGAACCAGGTTTTAATACCCTAAAACACTCCGTCCATATTTCAGTTGGTGGTAATACCTTATCCCAAGATTTACCCATAAACTCAATCCCATACGGGGGGTCAGTTGCCAGTAAATCTACTGAATTATCTTTTAGTTTTTTTAATACC